AAAGTAATCCCCCCCCTCCCCCCGAATTTGGCGAATTAAATGTAGAGGTGTATGTGGTTATGTATAGAAGTATTTATGTATTTATGTATTTAGGGGTTGACGTAAGTATGGTTATATAATAAATAAATTATTTAATTTATTTTTATCAAAACTATTGACAAACTAAAATATTTGTGATATAATATTAGTGTAAATAAATGAAAGAGGTAAAGAAACCAATAAAAAACGCTATGTAAATGTAATTATAGATTATGATTATAATGAACCATTAGTATTATATGTGATATGTTAATTAGACATGGTTATAAGTTAATGTTTGCATATTGTGGCGATTATTATGATTGTATCAAAGGAGGTGAAAAAATAATGATTAATGAAGAATGCTTAGTAATGCAAAATGTAGAAACAAAAGATATAGTAGTATTTACACACGCATATAATCAAGACGGTGACGAAGTATATACATATGCAAATAAATTAGTATTAATGGCATTATCATATGATAACTATCAAGATATGTGGAATTATTATGATAGTTTAAATTATAAAGTTTTAATGCATACACAAAAGGCATAATAGCCTTTCTTAATCTAGCCATTTTAAAAATGAAGGTCGCAAGCCCTTAAAATAGAGAGCGAGAAAGGAAAAAATATGAAATTTTTTGAAATTGATGAAGAATATTTAAAGAAAGGAGGTTTAATCACAAGAGATAAAAAAGCGGTATAGCGTTTGGAGTAGTTAATGGTTGTTTAGTTGCTTTTAATAATGCATCAAAAAAGAACCTGAAGATGATGAGATATATTATTATATTAGTTCAAATGTTGAGGTTGATTGTGACTATTATTGTAGTAATTATGATGATGAGTGGCGTATACGTATTGGCAATGTTTTTAAAACTGAAGAAGAAGCCGAAAAAATGATAAAAAAATTGCAAATTATTAATACGTTAAAAGAATTATCAAATATTGACTTTAATGATTGTGAAAGAGATAAATATGTAATATGTTTTAGTACTAATTATAATGGTATAGTGATTAACAAACATACATGTTATAAAGAATTACCATTTGAAATATATTTTGCAACTAAAGAAGAATGCCAAAAAGCAATTGACATTATTGGCGAAGAAAATTTAGAAAAATACTATTTTAACGTGGTTGAATAATGAAAAAGAAAACGTATTTATTTGTTATTAATAATAAAGTACTAATTGATAATCTTAAACCATGTAGAAAAGTTAGTAAAGACTTATTTTTAGTAAAAATTGATGAAGACAATAGGTGTATAATTGATTACTATACCCGTTTGCAATTAAAATTAAAGGAACCATTAAGAGTATTGTATAATGATTATTTAGTAGTTGATAAATTTGGTACAATAGTAACTGTTATATTAACTTGCTTTAAACATAAGAACGATTTAATAAAAAAGAGTATTAAAAAATATAATACATTTAAAAAAGATACTGATTATAAAACATATAAATTAAAGCAATTAATGAAATATGTTTCTTATAAAGTCAAAATCGGTGAATATTAAGAAAGGAGGTAAAACAAATGCTATATGTATATAAAAATGATATTTACGAAGTAGAGTTACATTTTCACTCACGACAAGAAATGATAAAAGCAATCCGTCGTGGCAAAGTAAAATGTTTAACCCCTACTGAAAATATTACTGAAGAAGAAAGAGATTACATTAAGCCAATATTACATAAAATTGAATTAGATAGTTTAACAAATATTAGAGTAAAAGAATTAGACTATTTAATGAAAGTATACGGCTATTATCGTTGTAGAGATTTTGACATTGTTTACAAGGCTTAACAATTAAAACAAAGCCTTAAAATCAAAAATGGTGCTACCTACACAGTGAGAGAAAGAGAAAAAACATGAGAATTTTTATTTATGAAAAAAAGTATATTTCAAAGAAAGACGGAAATAAATTTCCCGTTCTAAAAGGTATTTTAAGAAAGGAAGATACAAAAACTAACACCGACCATTATTTTAATATTGGTTTTTACAAAGAAGATAAAGAATTATTTAATAAAGAAATGTTAAAGAAAGATTTATCATTTCCTATTACAATTGATTTAAAACCAAATGATTATTTCATTTCTAAAAAATATGATAAAGAAAAGAAAATTGAAATTTTAACACTAGTTATTAAAAATTGGAGCGATATGCAACAAGAAGAATGGAAGTCAAATACGCTAGAAGATTTTGCTAAACAAAATGATAAATTACCTTTTTAAGAGGTAATTCTTTATGGCAAAAAATCTTACACTAAAAAAGATACTTAGCCTTGACTACACTGATTTGTCAAAAATGACAAAAGAAGACTTAATACAAACTTCAAAAGTACTTTCAAGAAATATTAATCGACGAATGAAAACATTACAAACTAAAGGGTATAGTTCACAATCAAGAGCATTTAATTTATACCAACAATCATTAAAAAGCGGTGTTAAATATACGACTTCAAAAGAGTTAGAAAAAATGACACGTAATCAAATGTTAAAACAAATTACAACCGCTTATAATATCATGAACCTTAAAAGTTCAACATGGATTGGGATGAAAGAAATATTAACAGGTGTTGATAAGCGTCTCGCCGAGTTAGATATAAATCATGAAATAACATGGTCTTATAATGACTCTAGCCAATCAATAAAAGACAAATTTTGGGAGATTCATAATAGACTTCAAGAGTTGAGAAATGATTTTGATAGTAATCAAGTACAAAAAGATATTGCAATAATGTTTTCAAGAAATGATAAAAGGCATAATGCGGAATGGTATATGAATAGATTAAATAATATATATGATAAAAAATATCAAGAAGAGCAAGAAGTTGAACGTCAAGATTTAAAGCGTTTAAGTGGAAATTCAGTTTTTTTCAACTGATAAAACAAAAATTGAGGAGGTTTTGCAACGTATAAAATCTAAAGCAAAAATAAGTAAGAAAGGTAAAAAATACTACTACAATTTTGCTTGTGGTTTTGACACTGAAACTTCCTCTTTTTATCAAAATTTAAAAACGGGTAAAACTTCTTTATCTTTAGATAATGTAAATAAAAATGAAATTAAAGACTATGTAAAAAGAGGTATTGTATACGAGTGGACTTTTGGCATATATTCAAATGGTGATACTTTAATTATAATTGGAAGAACACTTGAAGAATATCAAGAATTATATAATATGATAACTAATATTTTTGATACAAACGCTATTAATCTATTAATTTACGTTCACAATCTTGCTTTTGATTTTCAATTTATAAGAGGTTATTTCACCTTTGATAAAGTGTTTGCTATTGAAGAAAGAAAAGTATTAAAGGCTATTACAACTGACGGCGTAGAATATCGTTGTAGTTATCAATTAAGTGGTTATTCTTTAAGTGTTGTTGCCAAAAATCTAACAAAACATAAAATTGAAAAGTTGGTAGGCGATTTAGATTATTCAAAAATACGTCATTCAACAACACCACTCACGCAAGAAGAGTTAGATTATTGCATTCACGACGTTTTAATTATATTATACTACATTGATGAAACAATTACAAATGACGGCGATATAACTAAAATCCCACTAACCAAAACGGGCTATGTACGTAATTATTGTCGCAAGGCTTGTTATAAGGTAGTAGGTGATAAAAAGGCAAGCAAAGATAAAACACGCAAATATTATGCTTTAATGCAAAAATTAACCTTAACTACTGATGAATATGATTTGCTAAAAACTTCTTTTATGGGTGGTTTTACTCATGCAAATGCGATGAATTGTGGTAAAGTGTATGAAAATGTTAGAAGTTTTGATGAAACTTCCGCATACCCGACTGTGATGATTGCCGAGAAATTTCCGATGAGTAAAGGTATACAAATAAATCATATTACTAGACAAGAATTTGAAGAAAAAGTACGCAATTATTGTTGCGTGTTCGACGTTGAATTAAATGACGTTGAAAGTTTGATTTACTATGAAAATTATATCTCATCATCAAAATGTAGAAGTCTCAAAAATCAACTTGAAAATAATGGACGCATTGTTTCCGCAAAACGTTTAATAATATCTATCACCAACATTGATTGGGAGATTATCAAACGTACATATTCTTTTTCATCATTTAGAATAGGAAGATTTTATTACTATCAAAAAGGTTATTTACCTACTGATTTTGTAAAGTCAATTTTAAAACTTTATAGTGATAAAACAACCCTAAAGGACGTTGAAGGAAAAGAAGTTGAATACTTATCATCTAAAGGGATGATTAATTCGGCATATGGTTGTTGCGTTACTGATATTGTTCGGGATGAAATAATTTATGATATGGAAGGGTGGCATAAAGAAAAAAACACAACTGAAAACATTGATAAAATTATAGCAAAATATAATAAATCAAGAAATAGGTTTCTTTTCTATGCATGGGGTGTATTTGTCACCGCATATGCACGTGCAAATCTTTGGAGTGGTATTTTTGAATTAAAAGAAGATTATATTTATAGTGATACCGACTCTCTTAAATTTATTAATTATGATAAACATAAACAATTTTTTGAATTGTATAACAATAGACTAATCTATAAACTTCAAAAAGCCCTAGACTATCATAAAATACCTTATGAGGCGTACAAACCTAAAACTATTAAAGGCGTTGAAAAAATATTAGGGGTATGGGATGATGAAGGCATATATGATAAATTTAAGACTTTAGGTGCAAAACGATATATGTATTTTAAAAATGATAAACTAACTTTGACCATAAGTGGTGTGAATAAAAAAACCGCAACACCGTGGTTGCTAAAACATTTTGCAAATGATGATATTAAACAAGTTGATAAAGTTTTTAATGCTTTTGAAAACGAGTTAGAATTTCCTAAAGACGCAACAGGTAAACAAACGCATACATATTTAGATTTTGAATATGAAGGTTATGTAAAAGATTATACAGGTAAATTAGGTTATTATCATGAGTTTTCAGGCATACATTTAGAAAATACTACATACTCACTTTCAATCAGTCAACAATTTTTAGATTATTTAAAAGGTATTAAGTATATAAAAATTTAAAGTGTAAGTATGTTTAACTTACACTTTATTTTTATTTTACCGGAAATCCGCAAGCCATTAAATAGTTGCGTACTATTTCACCAATCATATTGTCTTGATAAAAGACTTTATCTAGTTTAAAAAACCATACAATTTTTTCTTCAAGTTTTGTGACAGGCATATTTATTCGACGTCTATATTTTGGTGAAGGGTTAAACTCAAGTGAATAAATAACTGTTTCCTGTTCTTTTCTTATTGGTGTTGTTTTTTTATGTATATATGTATACACACATTTATGTTCATCATCTCTAATAATTTCACATTGCAACGTTTCCCCTTCAAACTTAATATAGTAAATAAACAATATATCTTCAAATTTATATTTGTAAGGTAAATGAGGGTATATTCCAATTTCCCATGTATTGCCTTCACCTGTAATCATATTTAATTTTGGATTATCAAAAGCAAAATAAACATTACTTTTCTTATTTTTTCCGATGCCGTCGGCAAATTCAACCGCAACTTTTAATTTGCTATTACCATAACTATAAATATCAATATCGCCAGGTTTCATACGTTTAGCCCTAGTTAAACCCATTTCACCAAAATAAGGGTTATAAGGGTTTATTGAGTTACCACACATGTATATTTCAACATTTTCACGTAATCTAATAATAGTTGATAAAGTATTCGTAAATAATACAAACTCATCTTCTAAATAGCCGTTTCTTGATATAAACTCATCAAACAAAATCGTTGTAACATTTGGAAAACTTGCCGATTTATCGTGTTCCATTGACGCTAAAGAAAACGCATAACAAAAAGGTTTTTTGTCTAGCACGTCACTATTTAAAGTTTCATCAAAATTTGCTAAAAACCACATTGAAGATTTGTAAACAATTTTTGAAAATTTACCTTTAGTGATATCTTTTACTCTACCTTCATTAACTAAATTTTCAAAGGTTCTTGCTCCACGTTTACTTCTAAAATCTTCAAGCATACGACGCAAGATTGCTCCTTCATCTTTATAACCGCTTTCTACATATCTTTGAAGTATTAACTCTAATACACTAAATGATTTACCATTTGAACGTTCACCAAAAATAACAAAGTATTTACAACCTCCTACTTCTTTGCTTTTTTCTCTAATTCTAGTTAAACGATAATATTTAGGTTTCATTACAATATAACTCCATTAATTAACATTTCATATATTTTATTTTTTTCTTCTTGTGTTGCCGTTGATAAATTTTCAATGTGGACTTCTTTAACTTGTGTATAACCTTTCATGTTCTTAAGTAATCTAGTTTTATTAAGTGGTAATCCTAATAATTTTTTATAGTTATCTTGTGAATTAGAAACGACAGGACGAGTGACTAACATATAAATTTCAAAAGGCATAGCCAAATCATTTACATTACCACTTGTTTCACCTTTAATAGCATTGGAAGAAGTTAAGGCATTAATATTACCCATAACCATACTACTAGTCGCACGTGCTCCACCCAATATACCTATAATAGGGTTACCTGTTATTGCAAAAGCACCCATTGACACTGCATAATCAATTATACCTTTTATATTAGTAATTAATAAATCTTGATTAGTTTTGTATGTTCCATCGCTACCAATTGGTATTTTAACACCGCACTTTCCTTGTTGTGTTGTTATAAGAACGTCCCTTGAATTATCAGTTAATGAGTCTCCACGTTTTACTAGCAATAATGCTTGTCCGCTATCAAAATCAATAGATAAATCAATCTTTATATAATAGCCCATAAAGATTTGAGGTGAAATTTGAAAATAACCAAAAAACGGTATATAAATTTTATATTGTGTTTGATAGTCTAAATAATTGTTAAAATAAGGTTCAATTTTAAAATTAGCAATATTAATACTATTATGTGGATTTGATAAATAATAATTTTCAAGTTTAAAAGTAGATTTTCCGATTGTTATTTCATCAAAATAAGTGCTAGTTCTAAAGAATTTATTAACTTCAAAAGGGTATAACATAATAGATGATATATATTCATTAGGATTTGCAAAAAAAGTACCTATAACTGATTGGTCTATTTTACTACATTGATTGCATAATCTAGTTATAGTGTTAATATTTCCCGAAAATTTTTTATTGAATGAAGTTTGTTCCCACGACTTTAAATTGTCGCCACCTTGTTCGCCTGTTGTAGACATTGTAGAAATTACAAATGGTAAATTCACTGTTTGTTTAAAAGGGTTGTTTTGTGGTGTTAGATTTTCAACCAAAGCAAGTTGTGAAGTATTATCAACTACTAATTCACTATCAGTCAAATTAGGGTCAAATTCAAATTCATTTCTTGCAATTAAGCCTTCTAAATTTCCAATCTCTTTTCTAAAACTCATTAATTCATCACATGATAAATAAAGCACATAGAAATTATTAGGTGTTAATACAATATTAGTAATATAATAATATCTATTTAAAGTGTTTATATAGCAATAATTAAAAATTGGAAGTTCATTATAAACAATTTTAATAATAGGGTTCAAAATTGAAGTGCTATCTTTAAAAATTATATTACATTCATAAATTTTAACTAAATCATTTTCTTTATTAACTTTACTATCTTCCGCATTATTTTGATAAAAAGTTGCTTTAGTCGAGGGTGCCCTCCAATAAGCAAATAAAGTTAAATCGTGTGTTACAGGTGTATTAAAATCATAGGCACTATACATACTGTTTGATTTGCTCCAACCAATAAATATATAACCTTCTTTTGTAGGTATATCTACGGGTTCACTAACCAATTGATTATATTGTTTTGTTTGTGAAGGTTCTTGTGGTGTTCCTCCTTGCATATCAAAATTAATGGTATAACTTTGAATATTATAATTTGCATATAATGTTATATCATCTTCGATAATTTGTTCGCCAAATATATAAGGGTCGCCACCTTCTTCAATGCTCCAATATAAAAATTTATAGCCTTCTTTAATGCAATTATAATCATAATCGCTAGTTACTTTACTTCCATAATCAACAAAAACAAAGTCATTAGGGTAAATTTCTTTAACAATTCCACCTTTTGTGATATAATTAATTTTAACTTGTTGTTTCTTAAAAATCGCGGTTACTTGTATAGGCTCAAATATATTAGTACCATATAAAATACTTACATCCTCAAATGAAGGTAGTTGCCAATATTCAAAATCATAACCCACTTTTGCACTTGTTAGAAAATCACCATACGATATCATTTGTCCTAGTGGTTTAAAAAATGGATTTGACAATGTTTCATCTAGTGTACCACCATTCAAGACATAATCAATACCAACAAATTCAACACTTGAATAAAAATAATTATAAAATGTATCGCTAATTTCTTGATTGTACCAATCAAAGTTTAAGTCTTTATAATCTAGTTCTTCCCAACCACCGTCTTGCAAATAAGCCGTTATATATGTTCCACTGTCTTTTCTTTTATATTGCAATTCTTGTTTTAATAGTTGCATACCTGTATATTGAACATGTGCACTATCTTCAAAATTAACACTTACTTCAATTTTAGTTACTTGTTCGTCGACTAAAAGTTTAAAAGTATCTTTAAGTCGATATCTTCCATTTATAAACATTTTAAAATTCCTCCTTTTTATAAAAATAAAGAGTGGTGTATTCCACCACTCAAAATTAAGCAATAAAGAATACTACAAAATTTTCCGCTAAATCATTGAAATATCTTGAAGTAAATTTGTGCCAATAGTTCATAAATTGTGCGTTAGGTGTATTCATAGTTGTTACTTCTTTACGTGGTTGTAAAATACCTAAAGCCTCATCATCAAACATAACACCTAAAATACCACTTGCGGTAACATTGTTAGATTTTGCAGTTATAACATTAATCTTTGAAACACTGTCAAACGCAAAATCGGTGCCACTACCTTGCCAATATGAAATAGTTTCATGTTTTGGTAAAGAAACAAGTTCATTGTGGTAAGTATCACTTTGTAAGTATACTTGTGTTGCACTTTCAAAATCGTTAAGTAAAACAACATGTAAATAGTCTTTTGGTGTATGTTTTGTTGTTCCTTCAATGTTGTATAACTTAGAAACGGCTTTCATACGGTTCATTGTTAAAGTCATAACTTCAACACAATATCTAATAAACTCTTTGTCTTGTAAAGCCGTCGCAACTGTTAATGTTGTATCAGGGTGTAAAGCCTTATATCTTGCAAATAAATTGATTGCGCGTGTGTTTCCTGCACCTGTAAAAGTTGTGCCACTCTTGTAAGCGTCAAATAAAGTTTCACCAATAAAGTTATTAACACAACGTTTTGCTAGTTCTTCAATTTTAATTTCCATTGATAATTGAACGTTACCTTCAATCATTGAAATAAACTTAACATAATATTCAGGACTTTTTAAACTTTCTTGTACTTGAAGTGTAGTAATTGATACTTGAATTTGGAAAGTACTTGCTTGATTGTAAAACTTTTCATAAACTTTTGGTTTCTTGTAAACATGAGGGTCATAACTTGCACCGTCGACTAATTCCCAACTTTCATTTTCAATTGCTTCAGGGATTTCACCACGTACTTTTGCAAGGATTGAGCCATATTCCCAATAATCTTTTAAGATTGTTTGTAGTTCACCACTGTAAGGACGGTTAACAAAGATTGTACGTCCAATTCTATTTGCTAATTCATTACAATAGTTGTCTACACCTAATTTGTCTTGTAATTTACCTCCAATATCTACCACATTGGAAAGGTCTTCCTGAAGTACTTCGGTTTCACCTAATACCTCTTTTGTCATATTATTGACTAATTCATAAACTTGTGTAATTTTCATATTTTAAATTTCCTCCTTTATTCTATATAATATAGTTTAACGTATATTTCTAAATCTGATAAATCCCATTTACAGCAAGTATAAAATAATCTTCTTGCACTTCAACTGCCAAAACTATATTTCCTGATTGTTGAATTACATAACTATTATTAGTAATAATTGGTATATATGCGCCTGCGTAAGTGTCAGTGCTTGTGCCGGTATTGTGTGAACGCATTAATACATAAATATTTCTATTATGTGGAAAGTCACTAATACTAATTTTAACATTATTAGTACTATTTGTTAAAGGTGTTTCATATTCTTTATAATCGCTAATAGCAGTATTTGAAGGTTTTAAACCGTTTTCATTAAGTTTAAAACTTAAACCATATAAAGTAAAAGTATAATAACCGCCATAATAATGAATATTTGTTACACAATCATTTTTTTCAATTTTATTAATTGTTATACCACTGATTAAAACTTGTTTGTTAAAATTTTGTTCTAACAATTGAATTAGTTCTTTACAGTATTTTATTGGTAAAGCACTAGTGCCTTCAATTGTTGTTAATAAATCATAATTTTTTAAATCTATAATTAAATAACCGCCTTTTTTTGACATTCTTAAAACCTCCTTATAGCCAAATTTTTAAAGTTAGATAATCATCAAACGACTTAAGAATAATATCATAAAAATTATTCATAGTTCTTAAATCTAATTCTTTTAAGATTAAATCTTGAGAAGGTATATCGCTACCACTAGTCTCAATCTTTTCATTTCCTGTATCTTTTGTGGTTCGTGTTTCTTCGTTGTCATTCATTTCACCACTATTGATTGATTGGTTCAAGTTTGTGAAGTCCTCACTATTATAACCGCTAACTTGATTAGTATTAGTAACTTTACTTTTAATATTTCTTGTTTCATCGTGTTGCAAATTAGGTGTGCGTGTTTTGGTTTCTTTCTTACTATCTAAAATATTATATTTAGTTGTTAAACTTTCAAAAATATTATTCCAATTTGCAATATTTTTAATATAAATCATATATGAAAGACTTTTAATTTTATCTACATCTAATTGGTTGTTTTCATTAAGAAATATCTCAACAATTTTAGCGATGATTTTATAGCCACATTTTTGATAAATTAATGATACATCAAGCATTTCATTAGTTTCATCACTTTGTAAAAATAAGGGTATATCAACTTGCCTTTCAGATAAAGTTTGTTTTAAATAATATATAAAACCTTTAAAATCTTGCTTAAAACTATTCGGCATTGTTTCTATTAGTGTCGGTCGGTTCAGTACTTCGCAACTCATCTTTATCAACCTCCTTATTTTCAACTTCTTGTATCATTTCATCTTTTTTAAGTTTCCAAGATAAGCCTAAATCAACTTGAATATTTGTGCCAAACATTTCATTGACTTTGTCAAAACTTTCTTGACGACTCAACAACATATCATCTACAAACGGTAACAAAGCGTCATCATTTAATTGACTTTCACTACTATTAAGACTTTCTCTCTTCATATTATAATTGGCATTTAAGCCCAATTCATTAAACCAACTTGCTTTATAGTATTGAAGTAATTCAATTAATTGTGTGATAGATTGATTGTTGTTTTGTCCGTTGAAAAGACTTTTAATAACTTCTTCGTCCATAAGTGCTTGTGATGAAAAAACACTTAACAAATCACCTTCTTCGAGTTTCTTTATCATCACTTCATAACTTTCTTTTGTGCTCTTATCACTTGTTGCAACGATTGTCATTAATCTTGTTAACACACTTGATATTTTTAAAGACAATTCAGTTTCAGTTAAAGCCGTTGCATATCTTCTACATAATGGTGTTAAGCCAATTAAAGTACTATCATTTTTGATAATAACACAATTCTTACCAACTTCAAGTGTAAAACTTCCATATACAGGATTTGCAATAATAAATTGTTTTGGTAAATAGTTGCCGTCAAGTTCACCGCCCCACGCACCAAAGCATATATACAAATCACCTTCACCTTTCAAGTCTTCAGTTAAGGGTTGTAGCATTCCATTTGATAAAGTTTTAGCCTTGAAACAACAAAGATAACCAATTGATTGTAACCACAATTCAAGTAATCGTTTATCAATAGTTTTAGGTAAATTTTCATACTTAAACATTCTAGAAGTTTTAGAAAACATATATTGCATATTATTTCTAACACATACTTGTTTATTTTTAAAATCGTAAACATTAGAATTAATAAAAGTATACCCCATACCTCCTATAAAATCATACTCTTTTTTCCTACCCATTAGTCACCACCTTCTTTTTTAAGATTTTCTAATTCATCAATAGCCTTGTCAACTTCTTGTTTAACTTTTTCAAACTTTTTATTTTTAACTGATTTATAAACATTATAACATAGTTTAAATAAAATCCATAAAATTTGTATTGAAATAATTATAATACCTAGTATACTTTCTATTTGTGAAATACCTAAAGCCGCACCAATAGCAATTAATGTAATATCAATAATGTTGTCATACTTCATAACTTATAC